AGTCATCGTGCATATCTCTACTGATGTACTGCAGAGCAAGACCATTCTGTTTCACGGCAGACAAGCACAGGGTATGTGTCTGATGTATAACATCAACGAACTTCAATGCCATTCCATTTTGTTGGACCGCAGCAAATCGAACTTCGTCAGTTTGTGGTACAGCATCCAACACCATTCCATTCTGTCTGACCGCTGCTAGATATAGCTCATCTAACCATTCTGGTGGACCTGGCCAGTCCGCTGGATCTAGGAATAGTTCAATAGCACAGCCGTTTTGATTCACGGCAGCCAGATGGACCTCACGCGTATGGTGTCTCATGGAGTGGATGTGGTTCAATGCAAGTCCATTCTGTTTCACAGCTGCCAGGCATATGTCAAGAGTCTGCTCCTTGGGGGAGACATGACGAAGAGCATTACCATCATTCTTGACAGCCGCTAAACATACATCATGTGTCCTGTAATCTTCATGTATGTCCACGATCGCGAGCCCTGATTGTTGTACTGCGGCCATACACAGCTCTGGACTTTGTTTCTTGACAACAGAGATTGTAGATGCTTGCTTGCGAAATGCCAGCAAACATAGTTCGAACGTCTGAGCATCCTCTGAGCACGCACCGAGTGCCCATGGGTCACTCAAGACTGCCATTCTGCATAGCTCTGGAGTATGCATCCCAATGGGTATTTCGTGCAACACATCTCCCCCACATGTCTCGATTGCCCTTACACACAGCTCATTTGTCAGGTTGCGAACATGTTTGATGGCCTCTCCATCCATATCCTTTTGTATTGCGAGCACACAAATTTCATCAGTTTGATCCTGTACAAATTGCAGGGAGGTTGGGTCATTCTGAACTGCAGCCCTGCAAATTTCAGGAGTCTGATGTTCGACATATTTCAGGTAACTTCCGCGATATTGTACTGCAACCAGACAAAATCCTGGGTCACTCCAGCACTCTGTCATGTATATGTGTCGTATGTGTATGTGTTGCGTGTAACATACCACACGCAACACATATTTCATTTTTGCTACAAAGTCCTGAGAAATTGAATCATGATATTGTGGTCATCATCGTGATATGCACCATGAAAAAATGTATCGGTACTACGAAAGCCGGTGGACGCTGTCAACTCAAGCCCAAAAGGGGCAAGAAATGGTGCCATCTCCATCTTCCCCCTGATGAGATCTCTGACACACCGGCAACGGCTTTCCGAGAAAAGATGCAATCCATCGAGGAGAAAAGAGACACATTCATCGGATATTTCAAGAGGATTGGCTCTAAGCCATGTAAGAGAAAGTTTGGTCCAGGGTTGACTGTACTTTTGACAAATATTCATCGGCCTGGTCAAAGGGACAAGCCTCTCACTGAACATGCGTGGTTCAACCTCACAAAGGGATTTCAAGATCTGGGTCACATGCAGGAGGGTGATCCCATCCAATTCACGGCGACCATCAAGAAGTATGAAAAAGGGTATGGAAAAGACAAGAAATTTGATTACAGGTTTTACTTGCCGAGGAGCATCAGGAGAGGTGTTACAACACCTGCTACAACACCTGTCACAACACCTGCCACAACACCTGTCACAACACCTGCCACAACACCTGCTGCACCTTCATCACCTATGCCAGTACCCATACGAGTACCAGTGCCTATGTTGCTCCCCGTGCCTGTGCAGGTTCCTGTGTTCGCACAGGTTCCGGTCCCCTCCCTTCATGAGCAGCCTGGGTCATAGCCTGACTCATACCCTGCAAGGTTCTCAAAAGCTCGGTCTGTATCTGATTTTGGTGTTGTAGACTTTGGGCAATGCTGAGAAGACTAGTTGCTACACTGACCTCTTCTGCCGTAACAGCTCCATTTTCATCTGTTATGTAGTTCGTCGATGTGAAAAATTCGCCCAGGATGCTATAAAATGCATTTACAATGTTGTCCCCTTGACTTTCCTCTTGTTTCTCCAATTCGGCCATTTACAATATATGTGAGCAATCCTCTATGGTCTTACCCGGACGGAGTCATCGTAGTCGAGAAATCTTGCAAAGGCTTTTTGTAGTCGAGAAATCTTGCAAAGGCTTTTGTAGTCGAGAAATCTTGCAAAGGCTAGTCGAGAAATCTTGTTCATCATGTAATGTAGTTGAAAAATCTTGTGCTCCTAGATTCACTGGTTGTCCCATTTGGTGTAATGAAATACTCAGGTTTTGATCATATGGAGAGAATGAACCTCCTCCACTCCTGGATCTTATCCAGATTCTGCAAATAATGATCATCTTCCCGTACATCTGAATCATATATGGGAAGATAGATAGCAGTGTGCTCGCCTGCTTTTTTCTGCACTTGAATTTGACGAGAGTATGATGGGGGACAGATCACTCCCCTAGGATGATAGATGATTCGATGTCGCTCTTTCCAGATCTTGAAAAGTTTCCTATCCTCTCCTGAAAAGTTGTGCCAGAGGTGGTCACGCATCTCATCATTTGTGATAAAATAACAGTCAGAGTGGCTCAAGGCTGCATAAATCCAATAATGATCATCATTAAAGCCGATGGGTGTGTAATATACCTGAATCCAATCACGATTCTTCTTGACAAATTGATCAATACTCTTCTGCCGGCGTTTGACATGCAGGATCAGGAGGATTTTCCACTTTTTCTGTTTCATTGCCCATCGGGCAAGGCGGAACAACCTGTCAGGCTGAAACTTTGAGTTATTATAAAGAGCAATGTTAGCTCCGTCAAGAACTACATCCCATGTGAACCCACGCTGACACATCTCCTTATCAAACTCCTCCATCCTTTTCGAGAACAGAGGTGGAGACTCCTTAAATCGTTTGCGCACTGCATCACTGATATCATATTGCTCCAGTCGAGGTGAACATTCCTCTTGAACAGCAGAAGATGTGTTGGTCACGGAAACTTGGCCATCTGGTCGAATGACAACACGATCCAACTGCCAATACTGTTCAAAAATCTTCTTGATCGGGGAGCTTACATACATACAATGCTCTCGAAACTGGTTGAATGCTTGCAGGAAGATGGTGTCCCTCTCATGCTTCTCACGCCCAGATAGACATTCCAGCAATCTGCTGAAATAAACTTCATAAAAATCTTGTGATGGCGAGCGAGTGGTATCTCCATCACAAGCCAGACGATGCCAATTCTCCAATTCAGTCGTGTTTGGACTCTTCTCCAACAAGGGGAGAAATGTACGAATGTGTGGGGTGTAACCAGCCTCCACCAGACGAGCAAACAATTCTTTGCCCATTGTGTATTCATTGTTGGTGCAGTAGAATCGTATACCCTGTGTCATAAGATCCTCATTATTGGATGAACCATCCAGGAGCTGCACGATCAGATCCTGGACATTTTGTGCCCAAAAAGGGGTCATTGTCACCTCCTCCACATATGATGCCAGGGTCGCATCCATGGGACAGTCACGTACCAGGTGCATGACCATTCTCTTGATAGGAAGAGGTAATTGACAATCGTCGACTTGACAGTATTCAAGCAAATAGAGACCGAGCTTCAAGGCAAACTTCCTATCTTTCTTTCCACATATCATACCAGATAGCTTGACCAAATCACACTGCGTGAGAACATGTTCTCTCAAAAATACTCGAGGCGCTTTCACAAATTCCTCCAACTGTGCACTCTTCATGGTTGTGTTGCGAAAGGTGACCGACAAAATCAAAGAACACAATCAAATTTTACCAATTGTTCGTCGGTTGCAATCTTGGTGGGTATCAAAGCAGAGTTCCACGAAGTCCAGCCTTGTTCAAGGCTGTCGACACACTCGGGTGGAGTACCTCCGATCTCATCAGAGGTTGCACAGACAGGCACAGTGGATGGGTGGGCTGGATTGTGCCATTGTCTACAACTGCGCAGTGGGCCGAATCAGGCCAAAATGCCCAGCAATTGCTCCACTGACCAGGGTCATTCCTTGTGCCCTGGTAGGACTCATTTTGGTCGCGGCAACAAGACCAATTGCAGTCACCGCAGTGGCGACAATGTCCAGACAGAGTTTGAAAATAGGTTGAGGTTGGCTCATGATGGTATGGGTTAGTCAGCAGTGACTATCTAAGTTGGTTCACACAGGTTCAATTTTCAGCACAATATATCCACCTGGCAAAAATGATGATTGTGTGGGATACCAATGGAATCACCAATCAAAACGCCTGTTGTATGACAGAGTATGGAAGATGTCCCCACTGCTACAAGCTTTTCCGCCCACACAAAGAGGGAGAGTCGCCTGATTGGAACCATTGTCCAAATGGGCATCGGACATTGTGTTTGAGGTCAGCAGATCGAAACGACATTCAACAAGAGCTGATTGATGACTATAGATCATGGATCCCCTTCTACAAAGAGCACCATCATCGAATTCGCAGAATATTCGATGATCGTCGGAAAGTCTTTCGCAAAGTGATGTTCCGCGATCGACAAAACATTTTCAAGCTGTATCCTGACCAAATAGACAAAATGCTTTTAAAAGCTTACGAAGTTGGGGACCTCGAACACAGGGAGCGAAAAGGCCAATAGTCTGCGCTGAGCGCTGAAAACCACTGTGGGAATTAGAACAGTGCACGGCCTGCCAGGAAAGCATGGTACAGAGCAGCCAGACCACCTACAGCCATCAGGTAGAGAGCGCGGTTGGCAGGTGAGAGGCGAAAACGACGAGGAACAAAGTTAGTACTCATCGAGACAAGGACCAGGCCATTGAGAATGTGGAACAGGTTGACCACCCATGATGGGACACCGTACGAGTAAGCTCCACGACCACCGTTGCGGAACCAGAGGAATGCTTGATACAACGCACTGACAATACCAAGAGCGGCAATAATCTGGCGACTCATGGCTGGAACTGGGGTACCGGCCTGAAGGTTCCTGCCAGTGTTCAGGAGAAAAAGCCCAACTAGGATGTGAATGCTGTGGATGACCCACTTAGGAACACCAAAAGAGTACATGTGCTTGATCAGTGCAATATGCTATATACTATTACACAGATATCTTTTCTTACACTTGCCTACAGACTATACACACGAATGCTTACCCCAGAGCCCTTGAATACTTCTTCAAGAATCGAGGACACCCGAGACCAGTTGAGACGATCAAGACCGCATCCGATCCTTGGAATAGCTAGCTTAGTCAGCCCTTTGGAGATCATAATCTTACATAGCTCCTCGAGAGAGGCCCGAAAAGTTGCATATGTCGGCTTGCCCCAGTATTTTTCCTTGGTGATCAGATAGAAGATCGCAGGAATTGGTGTCAGCACGGATGTGGGTGTGGTCGTGGTACGGGAGACAACATTCTCAATGAAAGCCACCGAGCCAATGCCACATTGTTGTGCAACCAGGTCCCCAACTCTGCCAAAACGCTGGCGAAAAGTGCGTGCAATTCCCTTGTTCATATGCAGGTCCCGACTGACACAGTGTCCAAGGCACCATCCAGGAGGAGCCGTAAACAAATCTCCTCTGACCAGGGTGATGAATGTTTCTGTTTCTGATTTCTGGTTCTTCAGACCGCTGACTACTCCAATCTCATTGGAGGTACTGCGATTCAGAGAACCGTCAACTCCAATCTCATTGGATGTACTTCCAATCTCATTGGATGCGTTCATAATGATATTGCTGTAATATTCACCAACCGCACTGAAAAGTAAGTTCAATTTCTCAGTCGTATGCCTCGTATGCCTCGTATGCCTCAGTCGTATGCCTTCTTCACATTCTCAAGGCTTCCAGTCTCTGCCTGAACCTCAGTGCAGTAATTGATAAATTCCGTGACACGTCTGCATAATTTTCCCTGCGTTTTCCGTTCAAGAAGCTTCATAATGTGTGCTTGTGTCTTGTTGATTTTGAACAAATCAAGTAGAAGTTCTTTGCGATCCTCATCACATTCATCAATGATGACCTGGTTGAACTGGGTGTTGGCCACAAGCAGGGTTGCCACCAGATTGTCACACAGTCTCTTGGCTACAATTTCTCCACGTATGTCCAGGACCCATTGACCATTCTCCTCAAGAAACTCCAACTTATTCCTCTTGAAATCCTTAACACGGATTGGAAACTGACTTTTCAACTTGCCATCGAAATATATCTTTTTGATCATTCGGAAATCGCCCTCCAGAAAGTCAGTCGCGATGCCAACATTCATGATGTATTTCATAGCCTTGGCCTCATCACCATCATGCAGCTGAATGAGTTTCTTGACATAATCTCCTTTTGCCAGACAGACAATATCTATCTTGGGGTCATCTTCATCCTTGCCCTTCTCACCTTTCCCTTCCTTGTCATAGGGTACTATGGCCTGGCCAGGAGGACCCAATGCACTGTCTATCTTGGTCTCCAATTTGCTCTCAAGGTTTTTGAATGCCGTGCGAAAAAAATCCATCATGGGATCAGCGTCTTCATCTGACTTGGACGTGTCATCTTGATTGAGACTAGGGCCTCCTCCCAAGAATCCTCTCTCTCCGTCATTGTTACCAAAGTCCGGGAACCTCTGGTCTTGTGCGGACAGGGAGAGCATTATATCAGCACATGGAGACATGTTTGGTGCAGGAAAAGTTGCGAGAGTCCCTCCAATCTCATTGGAGTTGGAGTTACTGGCTTTCTGAACCGGAGTCCCTCCAATCTCATTGGAGTTGGAGTTGGAGTTGGAGTTACCGACTTTCTGAATCGGAGTCCCTCCAACCTCTTCTCCCGATACTTCGCCGCCAGATTCATCACCTCCTCCATTCGCACCTACCATTGCAGTTGCCATTGCAGTTGCCATTGCAGTTGTCATGTTGGCCATGACATTTGTTACAGCATCTTTGATAGCATGTGATACCATGTCAGAGGGAGCATCCTGTACCACATCTGTGTTATTTTTCCCTTTACAGTACTCATTTTGATGACGTCTCAGGTTGGATCTGGTTGAAAATCCTTTGTCGCAGTTGGGACACTGAATTTTTTTGATTTTGGTCATTTTTTGCACTATATAATAATTTGTGGAAATGTCTCTATGATCAGT